GCAAATACTAATAAATCTCTTTTAAGCTCTTTAGAACTCATCTCAGACACCTTAGAACCTACCTGAACACGCATAATAGCTTCAGCTTCGTCTATATCAAGAGATGTAGCTAAATTCATCGCTTCAAGCTCTATTTCAATGTAGTCCACCTGGTATTCCGCTATTGCCTCAGGCTTGTATTCTTCAATAAGGCCTTTTAACATCATTGGGTGATACGATAAAAACTTTTGCAATGCCACGTTTTCCTTAGGCACATTAATAGATCCTTCTCTAAATACAACTCGCCCTAATGTAGCGTGACCTTTCTGCTCGTCAACAAATGGTGATTGCTGATTTGTAGCGTACCTTAATTCGCGCTGGTAACCTTTTTCAGAATCAAACCATAAAAGCGGCTTTTTTGCCGAGTGTACTGTTGGTATGGTAAATATTAGCGGTTTTCTTTTGCCGGTAAGTTCATATAACCTGTCTTTATATTCCCATTTTGGTTTTGTAGGCATTGGCGGCATTTCATCTGTAAATGTTGCCGTCGGTGCTTCTGTAGGCGTTTGTTTTTTAGCCGGTGCCTTTTTAGCCGGCGCTTTTTTAGCTGTTGCCATGATATAATATAATTAAATAAAAGAAATAATTACCCCCGTCACAAGGACGAGGGTAATATTATATATTCTTATTTTTTCAATAATAAGAAGTTGTTTGCAGCTTGTACACAAAGTGCACGCTCAGATAGCATATGAACATTCATTGCATCTTCAGCACTTGTGTAGTTACCACCAACAGAACCTGTAATCCAAGACTTCATACGACGATCTTCAGCTTCAGAAGCACGGTAACGTACGTGTAAGAATGGACGAGAAACATTCTGACCCATTTGCTCATCATATACTGTAGAAGTACCAGCTGGAACCAATACACCTTCAATATCACCAATAGAACCACGAGTTGTAGAATCGTTCAAGTATTTCCAGTCTGTTTTGTAGAAATCGTAAGAACCACGACGGAAACCAGAAAATCCTAAGTTTAGTGCCATATCTTCTTCGTTATTAAACACACCGTAAGAAGTACCACCAGCACCGTAAGAATTCTGTGCAGCCAACATGTTATCAATCTCCAAAGACTTTTGGCGATCTAAGAAAAGCATGTTTTCTTCAATAGCGCCTTGCTTGTCAAGCTCCGCTAAGATTTCATCAAACTGCCCTAAACCACCAGCTCCATCAAAATCAGAACCGTTGTAAATAAGACCGCGAGATTCAATAGCTTCAAACATACCTTCAGAACCTGTAACTCCATCGGCAATTGTTGCAGCGCCAGCTTTTTCAGCTTCAACCATAGACATTTCTAGGTAGTCCTCGAAACGAAGACGTGACTCGTGCTCAGACTTTAAGTACCATAAGTAACCACCAGTACCCATTTCAGTAGTAACTTCCACCCAACCAATTTGAGCAACATCAGAACCATTAACCGTGTACTTGTCACGAATAATAATTGGTTTGTTGTCAAATTGAGTGAAACTAGCGTCAATAGAGTTTCCTACATTATCCGCACCTTTAGCATATTCAGAGCCAAAAACAAAAATACTTAATTCTCCTGCGCTTTTGTTGTTTAACGCAGATGGTAATACTGCGCCGGTTTCGCCGTAAACTTGAATTGTAATTGTTTGAGCGCGCGACGCACCAGCGCCGGAGGCGTTAGCAACTACGCTTACACGACCTTTAGCGGTTGTAGTACCGTCAGAAATAACGAGTGTCATACCCACACCAATAAGGCTTGTAGAAGAATCTGTCGGGAATGCACTATTGTCGGTTTGTGCTGACTGGGCAATTGTAATTTGCTGTACTGTAGCACCACCAACTGTAGCTGTAGCGGAGTTTACATAGTCATATGCAATGTGCAAACGACCCTGCTCTGTCCATACAACGCGATCAGACGCCATGGGCATTTCTGCTCCTACCATACGTAAGAAACCGCCAATTGTGCGTTTTCCGTAACGTTCAACTTCCTTTTCGTAAACTTCAGGAAGAAATTGTTGTGTAAAATTCATATCCGCAAGTGGGATATAATTGTCTCCAAAAAGCCCTTTTACTGGGCGTGGAGTTAGGTGCTGCAATTCTGCACCTGTTCCTGCTAATGCCATCTTTTATATTTTTTAAATGGATTATTATTATTTTTTAAACTTCACTCGGAATTTAGAAGAATTGTCACCGCTATCTACTGCACGTATTTTCCACCCATTTGACGTTGTAACTTCTTCGTGAGTCCCTCTCGGATTCATGTCAACGTTTTTAGAGCGCTCAATACTACTTTTCATCGCGTCGGCTTTGCCTTGCTCGTAAAAGTGTTTTGCAACTTGGTCAGCGTTCATGGCTGTAAATAAAGATTTATGGTATCCCTTAGCATCTGACATCTCTCCTTTTTCATTCAAGAACTTCTTGGTAAAGTTATTAATGTCGCTTTGAGTACTTTTGATCTTATCGGCATTTTTAACTTTAAACCTATACTTTTTGTCTCCCACTTGATAATCGAAACCTTCGAATTTATCTGAAAACACTTGATCGGTTTGTTTGTTAAAAATGTTTACTTGCCGTTGTGCAATTTTACTATTTTCCTCGCTTTCTTTATTATAACGGTTAAAAAATTCAACCGCTTTTTGTTGGTCAGGGTTAAGTTTGGAACCCATCTTAACTTCTTCGTAATATTTAGACTTTAAACCGTCTAAGTGGTTTTTAGCGTCCGCTAGCGCTTGTTTGCGCTCTACTTTTTTGCGGCGTATATCTTTTTCATCGTCGATGTCCTCATCAAATGAAAACTTATCTTCCATTAAGAAGTCCACATCCTCTTTATCTAAATGCGGATTTGCCGTTTGGTAATATTCTCGTAGTAACTGGTCTTCGTTTAATGAAGAATAATCAGTGTTTAGTTTTACGTAATCTTCTAATGTGCCACCTGTCTCATTCATAAAGTCTACAACCTTTTGAATATTTTCAGGTAATTCTATACCAGACTCTTGTGCTTCTTCAATTGCTTCGACAACTTCTTCTTGAAGCTCTTCAACAGCTTCTTCAACTTCTTCTTCTGTAATTTCCTGTAATACAGGCTCTTCTTCTACTACTTGCTCTTGAGCAGGCTCTTCATTTTGAACGGGCTCTTCTTCTCTGGCAGGCTCCTCAGTTGGCTGCTCGACGTCTTCCGCTTGAACTTCTTCGCTAACTGCGGGTTCGTCTTGTACAGGAACCTCATTTGTGCTTTGCTTTTGAAGGGCATCTAAGTTAACTTTAATGGTGCCATCGTCGTCGACGTTAGCTACCGGGTTAGTGGTTTCTTCACTCATGATAAAATATTATATAATTATATATGGTTATTATTACTTAGGTTCGAAGGTTCCTAAACCAAATCCACCGCCAATGATGTCATTTCCAGCAGATTCAAAGTTTTTAGGACCCGTTTGCTTCTGTCTTTGCTCTATTAATTCGCTTTGCTGAGAAGCTTGTAATTTTGTTCTTTCGTCTTTGCGGTCTTCTTTATCTGATTCTTTTTGCTTCTGACCGTCAACCTCAAGGCCTTTAAGCTGCATGTTGTACTGGAACTCAAGACCCATAAGTTCTTTCTTAGCAGCAACTTCAGCTTGCATTTTTTGTTGTTCAAGTTGACCCTTAAGTTGTTCAAGCTGTGCTTTTGTTTGAAATAATGCTTGGTCTTTCTGCACTTCTGCTTGAGCAGCAACCTGTTGTGCTTGTGCATTTGCCTGCGCTTGTGCCTGCATATTCTGTTGTTGCATAGCTTGGTCACGCTCTTGTTTTTGCTTTCTGCGTACTTTAAGTAACTGATTAGCTAGCTTAATATTTTTAACTTCCCTTATATCAATAGCGTCTTCTAAATCTACTAAGCCTGCTGAAAGCGCTGTCTGAATATTGTTTTCTAACCTGCTTTTTTCTTCATCATCAGGTGCTAATTCTAAAACAATACCAAAGTCGTATAAATGCAAGTCTTCCAGCTCTTCAAGAATAGCTACGTTAAAGCTTCCTATTTTTTGTATAAAGTTTTCGCGGTTAGGGCTAAACTCTAATACATCTGAAACTCTTAACGATAATCCTTCAGCTACATCCGCTGTTATAAACAGACCCGCATCAAGAATATGTCTTGTAGCTGTATTTGAATTTGCTGCTGCAAGTTTTTGTACTCCTACCAAAGCTCTCGAATCAGGTGTTGAACCGTCACGCGCTTCATTAAGACCCGTTACATCACGGATCATTTGCATATAGTAGTTGTATGTAGCTATAAGCGTTTGAAGCTTTTGTCCACCAGCGCCGGTTTGCAAAGGTTGTATAGGCACTTTACCAGGATTCATATCACCTTCTTGTGTAAAAGAGCGCCCAATAACCGAACCTGTTTGGAAGTACATGTTAAGCGCTTCCTGTGGGTTGTAATTTGTTCCGTTACCTAAATCTATTTCTGCAAGGCCATCAGCATCCATATAAACACCATCAGGCATCATCTTAGAAAGCACTTGTTGCATTTTTAAATGCGTAAGCTGTATCATATCAGCGAAACCGGTACATCTACTAACTATAGACTCTATACGCCCTTTATACATTCTAGGTGCTACAATGCTGTAATTCATCTTAACCTTTGTTTGGTCAGACTTTGGTCGCATCATGTTTTTAGCCATGGACCAATTAAGCAGTATGTCGGTGTTTAAAACTAAAGCGCCTTCATATAAAACTTCTAAAGACCTAGATAATCTACCATATTCAGCTTCAAAAGCTTCTACAGGTGGATCAAACTGATCGTCTCTAACAATAATTTTAGACGCTCCCGTAGAGGTTTCTTTAACTTTATATACTTCGTTCATATACGTTTTGTAATTAAAATACAAAACCTGAACGGTGTTACTGTCGTAATTATTATCGTTAGCAGAAGAGCTATAAGAGGTATTTGAAGAATTATTACCCCGTGACTTTATTTTATTTAAATCTTCTTCTTTTAAATCGGGAAATTGTTTTTTAAGCTCTGTAAGCGTTACACTTTTTATTTCGCCTACATAATATATGTCTTCAAAATACGGTGACTCTGTATACGAATAAACCAGGTTAGCGGGGTCAACATAATCAACTTTTATACCATCTGATATGTTAAACGTATTTTTTACTGCGCCAATGCCAATGGTTGTTAAATCGTGATATAACCTTCTTTTAATTAAATCGTAATTATTACCATCAAGTAACGTGTTTATAGCTGTTTCCTCGGCAATCTCAACGCCTTGCTTATAGCTTAGTTGCATGTGTAGTTGCAATTCTTCTTGGGAAGTTGGAAGCTTACCTGGGTCGTTTTCGAAAAGATTAATACCAAACTCTTGTTCTACATATTCGTTAAGATCTTTTGTTTGTATATCCCTTACTATAGACTCCATATACTTAGTGCGTTTTTCTACACCATACGGGTCTTGTGAATAAGCTTTAAGGTCAAACGATCTATCGGCAATACCGTTTACTACAATGTCTACAAACTTAGATAATATAGGTACCGGCTTCCAGTCTAAATTTAAATAAGACAAATCACCGTTAATCGTTAGTTCGTCTTTATATTTTTGTATAGACTGCTCACCCCTAGAGTATAGCCTTAAATTATGGAAAGTATCCTGATTACTATTATATCTACTGTCAGCACCATTGTTTTTAGAAAGCCATTCATTTTGTATAGCTCGCCCAACCTTTAAGCCATATTCAAATGACATTTTCTCTTGGTCGCTGGCTACTTGACTTGGAAAGTAATTACCTGAAGTTGGCTTAGTCATACTATTTTATTATTGTTGAATTATAACCTTCTTGATTATATCTAGCAATCTTTAGGTTTAATTTTGTTTTTTGTTGTTTTCCGACGGGTCTGTATAAATCTTTGTGGCAAGCCATAATAGCAAGGCCAGAACTGATAGCAGCATCATATTTTGTTCTATTATTTATATCAAATTTAGACCAATCATTTAATGTGTCATTAAAGTACATTGTGCCGTATTCACCCTCAGCTATTTGACCAACGTGATCGTTAATGTACATTTCTATTGCTGCAGCGTGTGACTGCTTCATATCCATGCTTGAGTTTGGAACACCTCCAATTTCTTTTTCAGTTACGGAAAGCTTATTCCATAATCTGTCAGGTCGGTTCATCGAATAACCTCTATAGCCTCTACGCTTAAAGTGGTAGAGTAATCTAGGTTTGTTATTCTCAGCAAGTATAGGCATTCCGTAAAATACACATGCCATAAGCACGTCTTCGAAAAATATCTCTGCTGTCTGAGGCCTAGCTATATATTCTAAAAAGAATGTACTAGGTGGTGCATCTTCCATTGTAAACTTAGTCAAGCCGTGTAATGCACCTTTAGAGCCCCTGCCGTCAGTCGTCCCTGAAATATCGTAACTATCACAACCAAATGCGCCAATATGCTCGTTAGCTGGATATTTAACACCGTTTTTA